TTCCAGTAGACCCCTCTTCCGGGAGAACGCTAGAACCGCGAGGGGCCACCCCCTCGGTGGAACTCTTGTCTGTAAACATAACAGTTTCTGGCTTGTCAAGCACCTTCTTCTTGGTCTTGTCAAGGGTCTTGTCCAAAGGCTTGCCCAGCCGCATGTACGACGGCCAGTACCGCTGGGACACACAGATGCGCCAGTGGGTAGCGCAGTTGTTTGTAAGTTCCACGCCGTTAGCGAGGTCGTTGTCGTCAATGACCGGGTAGCCGCACTGGGTGCAGCGGTAACGCTTACTCACGAGGAAGCCGCGCCATCTCGCGGTCAGCCTTCGCTGCCATCTCCTCGATGCGGCTGACGTAGGCTTCCATGCCCTCGCCGCCTAGTCGCGGCTCAAGGAGTTCCACAAGGTATTCAGCGATTGGCTGCGGGTGGTAATACCAGTTGCCATTCCTGAAAGATTCAAGGACGACTTCATGCCCCACAAGGGTGTGCGCCAAAGCAGTATTGCCATCGAAGAAGTGACCGCCGCACTGACAAGTAAAGCGTCGATCTCCGGTTGTGGCCTTGCGTTCATCCATTTAAACAGCCCTTCTGCTGAGTGGAACACCTGAGAGAGAACGAGTCGGCATCCGCTTGCGCGGCATGAGCATGGCTAGACACTCGGCAATAGCGTAGCGCCTCGCGTCCATAGCGTCAGCGTGGTTATTGACCGGCGTGGCCGTGGCATAACGTGTTTTGTCGTTAGGGTCGGTACGGTTGCTCCAGCGGTAGCCGGGGAACTCTTGAATGGAATGAACGTTCGACGGCTCGATAGTCAGTCGGTCGTTGTCCAAGAGGAACGCCATGAGGCCAAGGCCGTCGCCGCGGCGGTTGTCTGCCTTCCTTGCTGGGAGGTTGTACGTCCCGACGAGCGTGGCGATGGAGGTCTGTTGCGACGGGTCGCACATGACGGCATCGACGCGGTAGTTCGATAGGAAGTTACCAATCTCGTCTACTCCGACGCTTCCCCGCTTGTAGAACTCGGCGTACTGGTGGATGTGCTGGCTGGCGTCGAGTCCGAGGATGACGACCGCAGTAGGGTCGCCACCTCCAAAGTCAACTCCCGCCACGATTCGTCGGCAGTTCTCAAGAGGAGTAGGAGCGGGCTTGACATGGCGGACAGTCGAGAACTGAGGGAATACCAAACCTGACCGCGCAACGAACGCTGACTCAGGAGTAGAAGGATAAAACGCATCAAATTCCTCCGGTAGTCCTGTAAATGCAGCGCGTTCCCGCGCCATCCACTCGTCATCACGTCCGGGCCTCGCGTGCCACGGAATGAACACCGACTTGTACGGCGTCTCTCCGCGCTCCGAAGCCCAGTACATATCGTGAAAGAAACCATTGGGGCCGAGCGTCGGGTCAGCCGTAGAGAACATCAGGAACTGACCACCGGCAGAGAGCGTAGGCCTAACAGCCGCGTAGTTCTGCGCTCCGTAAGGGTGGAAGTGCGCCTCGTCAAACGCGACAACCTGAAATGTAAACGAGATGCCAGCGTGCTCCGTAGACGGGAAGACGCGGATGGAACCACCTGAAGGATAGGAAGCGTCGTCAGACCTGATGACAGCGTTGGCCTTGAGGTGAGGCGGCAGGTATTCCTCGATGTACCGCACGCGGTCGAGAATGGCCCGAGACTCGACCTGACCAGCGGAGAACGCCCCGACAGCCTTCCCGTTCCTCGCGCACCAGTTGGCGTAGGCAGCAAACAGCCACGTCATCCCCAACTGCCGAGCCTTCAGGATGACCTCAGACTCCCCCGCCTCCCAAGCCTTCGCCCGTTCATGAAGGTATTCCCAGTCTTTCCAAGGGATAGGGCCGGGATTGTACGGGTCGTCTGAACGAACCTTGATGTAGGTAAGGAACTCAACGAAGGAGGCGCGGCACAACTGCTGGTCAAGAGCAGCAAGAGCAGCCTCTCGGGAAAGTGCCATCGTCATGTACATAAGACTAGCACACAAAACTCGCACCGTGGTAATTTACACGCTATGGAACGAAAACTTACTCCACTGCAGCAGAGGTACGTAGACCAGCGCCTGAAGGGATTGAACCAGACCGATGCTTACGTAGCAGCGGGCGGAACCGCAACGAGCGAAATTATTGTTCGCAACCTTGCCTACCGCATGGAGCACCGCCCAGCAGTTCAAGAAGCAATGAACGCTGCCAAGAAGGTCGCGTTTGAACGCAACGTCGGCTCGGTTGAGTACATCATCAATGAGTGCGTCGCTATCGTGAAGGAAGCCCGCGAGGGTGGGCCGAAGACGCTGGGTTCTGCCGTGGCTGCATTGAACCTGCTGGCTAAGCGGTTCCCCGAGTTCCGCGACCCGACTATTGACATGCGGCAGGTGAACCTTGTAATCCCCGAGGGGACGAGCATCGAGGACATTAAGGCGCTGCGCGATCAGTTGCGAACTGACGAAGGCTAGAAGTTCGTCATATGTTCGTCAGATAGTTCGTCACATGCTGCTTGCAATGTGTAACCCGTTTCTCGCAAAAGTTGTCGTGTAAATTTTGGAGGGGTCACGTTATGTCAACTGGCCGCGCGCGGCGTTCCGCTTATTTAGAACGCCTGTTCTAGGCATACCCTACCGGGGTACCGTACCGGCGATTAGAACATAAAAGCGTCAAGAGATTCGCCACCACCCCGAGCCGGGGTACCCTACCGGGGTATGGTACCTGCCTTCAGAACATTAGTTCGGAACATCCGTTCTAAACATGCGTTCGGAACATGCGTTCGATGTTTCACGTGAAACATTTACGCGACTTTGCGTACGCGAGACGCAAACTATTAGAACATCTGTGCGAGTTGCATGTAAGCGCGGGGCATGGTAGCGGACTTTGCGTACGAGGTACGCTTACCCGCTCGGCTCCTCAGTTTACACATTACGAGCAACAACCTGACGTGCACGTAACGGTACGAAATCCGTTTCGTGATTTCGGGGAAGTTGACGTATTACCCACTTGCAAAGTGTAATGCGGTATGGCATACTACGTTTACAAGGTGAGGGATGGGGATGGGGCTGGTGGCCCCGCCCCGCTACCAGGTAGGAGGCCATAATGAGTCAAGAGAGACGGTGCGATGCCTGCTACTGCTGGCATGATCGCCCGCGTTCGATCTTCTGTTCTAGTTCCTGCCAGCAGGCAGCGAAACGAGCGGACGCATATAACGCGATGATTGATAAGGCGGTTATGTCATGGATTCGACGCTAACCCTGATTATGTCTGCAACGCGTAAGGGTCGCATTACTCCCGCTATGCGTGCTCGGGCACGCGAGATCGCGGCAACGTGGCGCGAGATCGCAGAGTATGAGGCGGAGATCGCAGATTAGTACGGATGTTCTACCGCGCGCGTAACGTGTAAACCTTACGCGCCGACTAGAACGGCTGTGCTAACCCGTTCTGAGAGGGATCATTATGTTTACCGAGGGCGCATTGCGTCCATGGGAGGCGCTCGCGCGCGACCATGGAACGATGTTGAAGCGCGAGGCTAAGCGCGGGGCGGGCTCAACGCGCGCGCACGCTAAGCGGATCGTGTGGGATCGCGTAGTCGCTCCGGGGACGCTTTATGTCAACGGCGAGCCCGTCAAGGCTAACCGCGGGCGCATCGTCACTCCCGAGGCTAAAGCACGCGAGGCGCGCGAGGCGGCGCGCAAGGTGAAGCAGACCGAGGCCGAGCGTGAGCGAGCGGCGCGTGCGCGGAAGATCGCGCGCTCGTGGATCGGTATTTCAGACCGCTCGATTGCGATTGTTGATAAGTCGCGCGATTAGGCACTTGACACCTAGCATGCAATAGTTTACACTACGCAAGTAGTCGAGGGAGGGAATCAATCATGGTCACCTTGAAGATTCGCGATGTCGCACCGTCTGTTAGGTGGACTTCCCGCGGGCGCGCGTGGTGTACGTGCGGCTCGCAGTACAGGGCGACAAGCGAGCGGCTCGCTGCGCTATGGGCGACGATGCATATCGCGGGCGCGCACTAGGCGGGCACTGGCCCGCGCGCGGTAGGCGAGCGTTTACATTCGCATACCGCGCGCGCGTCGGCTGCTAGGCTGGCGGCTAGGTGAGGGGTAACTACTGTGAAGGTTTCCGTCGAGGGTAACGAGGTCGTGATCCGGTTCGCGCTGGACGGTGACGAGGGTATCTCGGCTAGCGGTAAGTCGCGCGTGGTGGCGAGCACGCATGGGAACATCGGCATCCCTGGTACCAACGTCAAGTTGGGCGTCAACGCCTACGTCCCCGTCCGCTAATGGCGCGCGCGGCTGATACGCCGCGCGGGGTGCTGGTGTGCGCCTACGCCAGCATCCCGCGCGCCGGATCAGTAACACGGCGCGCAAGAGAGGAAGCGTTTACATGACCCGCAAGGATTACGAGGCGACGGCGCGCGCGCTGCGCGAGGGTGTGGGCAAGGCGTATCAGTACGCTTACAACTTCCGTGATGGCGACCTCGCGTATCGGCAGGGTATCGAGTGCGCGTACGAGGAAGTCATCTACGCGCTCGCTGATATGCTGCGCGAGGATAACCCACGGTTCAACCTTGAGCGTTGGCTGGCTGCGACCGGGCGCGCGTGTGAGGAGGAAGCGTAATGCTGCGCAAAGTGAGCGAGTTCCTACAGATATTCTGGTTCACGACGTTCGTAATCCTTGCGGTCGCATGGTGCGGGCACTGGGCGGGAGCGTACTAATGGATAGGTCGTCGGCTGCTGCGGTGCGGAATATCACAAAGCAAGCGCGCGCGCTTGGTCGTCGCACGCAAGCGCATCTTGAACTTATTGACGGTACGGGAGCGCGCAACTGGATCACGTTGGTATTCACTGAGCGCGAGCCCATTACGCGCATCATCGCTACCATCGAAGGCGCGCTCACGGCCACCGGAAATCCGGGCTGGGAGTACAGCCACATCATCGAGCAGGTGTAAACAGCGCGCGGTCAAACGCCGCGCGCTGTTTACACCTGCTCGATGATGTGGCTGTACTCCCAGCCCGGAT